GTGACGAAGACATACTGCAGGGCGTTACGCTGCAGCTGCTTCGCTTTGATGCCATCAGTAGGGATATCTTCCCACGCGCACAGCAGCTTGTAATTGACCTTGCCGAATCTATGGGCGGCGTAGAAAATGCTGCAAGAACTCTTGGCATATCTTTGGCGGACCCGGCTCTTGGTCTCACGCGCCTGCGCAGAATAGGTGTGGCTTTTAATTCCACACAGGAAGCGCAAATCAAAAACTTTATAGAAACAGGTAGGGTAGCGGAAGCACAAGCGGTTTTGATGTCTGCGTTAGAGGATCGTTTTGGCGGATTGGCTTTGGCGTCTGTATCTGCGACTACGCAAATGAAAAACGCTTGGGGCGATTACTTAGAAAGCGTTGGATCTTCGCTCTCCTTTTTCGATGGAGTCAAACGCGGCATTACTGCAATGTTGGTCAGTGTAGCGGGGGCGCACGATGTTACATCGAAATCCGCTCAGCTTGCTGCGCTGGAAACACAAAAAACTTGGGGTGAGGCAACAATAAACATTGGCAATATTATAGCCGATATATCTACCGGAGTTGTTGCTGTTATACATGGCGTGATCAAGGCGTTTGATTTTGCCGGGAAGGCGATCCCCAAAGCGCTTAAGCTCGCTATGGATGGGTCGTATTTAGTCGTTGCGTCTGCCATGAATTCTATCGTTGACCTAATTGTCGCACCAATCGAAGGCTTGTTTAATGGTATTGATGCAGTTTATGCCAAAATAACTGGGAAATCGCTTGGTATTACCAATGCCTTTGATGCTGTCCGCTTCGATGTTACCGGGATAAGGGCAGACATCTCCAGCAGCGCAGACGATCTTTCTGCATTATGGAAAGACGTTAAAGAGTTTTATCGCACGTGGGGAGATGTTGCCTCCGGTATCGCGACAGGAAAATTTAGCAACGTAGACGAACAAATTAAATTGCTGCACGAAGGCATTGACGCACAGCGTAAAGCGATAGAACAAGGGCTAACCGGGATTGATGTTCCTGATTTGGATTTCGGAGACATAAGTGGCGTCAACGTGGACACCACCGAAGTTGAAAATTACTACTCAACTGTCATGGCTCTAAACAACACGGCATCGCAGCAGATCATGGACAAGTACAACAAAATGCGTGCTGCGCTTGACGAATATTTGCGCGCCAACACCGAAAGTCAAGAAGAGTATCAAAACAAGCTTAGACTTGGTCTGGCGGAAATCGCCAAAGCAGAAACGCGAGAGCTAATGGCAGAACGTGAAAAACAGCTATCTGATTTAAAAATGTTTGTTGATGCAGTGAGCGGGCTAAATGCTTCCGAAATTGACGTCATTAAGAGAAAATATGCGGAAATGCGCGCCGAAGCTAAAGGGTTTTACAGTGAAGGCTTGATTTCAGAACAGGCATACCAATCCGCGCTTGCGCAAATACGGCAGGCTGAAGGGGAAGAGATAAAATCATTTGAACGGCAAAGACTGGATTTTCGTGTTCAAACTCTTGCCGGGATTGCGGGATTAGAAAGCTCATACATGGCAGAGCGGCTAAAACAGATCGAACTTGAAACTGAGAACCTCAGAGAAGCCGGATTGACAGAAGGTGAGATTCATGCATGGGTGCAAAAACAAAAGCTTGCACTTGAAACTGAAATTGAACAGCGCAGAATTGACCAAATGTCTGAATATGAGCGCTATGTTCTGGACTCCAATAAGCGGATAATGGACACGCTGGAAGACTCTCTTGCCAACTCACTCGCAGACATGCTTTCCGGGACCAAATCCGCGCTCGATGCGTGGAAGTCTCTCTGGGCAAACATAGCCCAAGCTATCATTGCAGAGATCAGTAAAATCATAGTCAAGGCATTGTTTGCCAATACGCTGCTAACAAGTCTTAAAACAGCAACGGGCAACATTGCCGCGTTTTTCAAAGGGCTTCATTGGCCCCGACACAATGTGAACCAAGCCGATTTTGATCCGTTCGCGATACCGATACGTTCCGCTATCGATAATAATACGAACCAAACCACAAGTGCGCTTGATGAGCTGAACAACACAATCATGAATTTGAGTCTTTCACCTCGTATCGTGATTGGTCAGCCGGCTCCGGATGCGCCTACCGTAAATGTGGATGTGAATCCGATACTGAGCTTCTCTCCGGAGTTCATGCCACAGATTTCGCTAAATCCGCAGATTCAAAACTATATTGACATGCCGCAAATCGTGAATAATATAGCAATGCCTCAGATCGTGAACGATATCGATGTGCCTGCAATAAACAATAGCATTATTCCACAACAGCAATCAATTGACCTTTCCCCTCTGGCACATTTATTGGATTCAATCATGTTGGCACGGCAGGAACGCACAGACCTCCAGAGCTACGGAGTAACCGAAATGATGACAAACACAGTAATCCGGCAAGAGCGGGATAATCGTGCGTTAGATTCGCTATCAGAGCGCATTGAGAAGCTTGCCACGGCAATAGAAAACAATAAGCCACAGATTTACACTCAGGTAATTGAAGGCGTCCCATTCCATAATGCAATTAGAAGAGCGGCGGCGGTGGCAAATGAATTATAGACTGATCTACCGCGTTTATCATCATTTCGGTTACTCTGTTGCAATATTCGACGATCTGATTGATGTTGATATTACACCCTTGAACGCGAATACTGATGATCTTTTTTCGTTCTCTGGGCGCAAATGCACCATAAAAATGCCCTATGATGATAACGCTAAATCTTTATTTTATGATAATGATAATCCAAATGCGGTTTATCCAGATTATATGCGCGGGCAGTTCGATCTGGTAGATTTAGACGATCCTGGTGATTCCATTGTGTTTCGTGGCATGGCAAAGCTTGAGTTCATTGAGATTGACGAACTGCGCTCAGAGATCAAGCTCCGCCTTTCTGATGCGCTCGATGTGTGGATTGACATTGCTAAGCACACTGATTTTACAGTCCCAGAAGGGGATGTCAAGACCGTTGCCATGCGCGTGGGAAGTGGAGACTACACCGTTGTTGATTTTATGCGGGAAATAATGACCGGGTTTCCAACCCAAATGCGGGGCATTGACCTGTTTCACTTCTTGGGAATTTATGCGGAGAACGTCAACCTTGTATTTAATCAATATGCAAATGATTTTATGCAGTGGCCTACCAACTCAAGCCTATCGTCTACGGCTATGTTTGCGTCTCAATTCGGTGCTTACGTGTGGCAAACTGAACCCGATGTCATTAAATTTACACTGTTCTGGGTGTTTCGCGAAAACATAGACGCATGGGAACTTGGTCTAAAAGCAGAAATCCGCGCGTGGTCTGCCAAGGTGTATCTCGCTAATCCGTTCCAGCCCATAGAGGAAGATTCTGGATATATCCGCAACATCATGAACGAAGTTGACCTAAAGTTACGCCTTAGCAGAGCACAGCTATATCCGCCAAGCGTATTAAACCAAATTAAATTGCTTGATCTTTCCAGATCGCCTTTGTATGGAGGTGATGAGCTTCCCTTTATTCCGTCCTATGATCCGCCCTATCCTGATCCTGCAACACCTTTTATCATTAGCTATGCAAACGACGTATGGAATTATAGCGGATATATTCAGCTTGATCCAGTTACGATCCCACCCGGATCATATAACTATGCAAAGATACTGCGAGCCATGATAATGGCAAACAGGCTTGCTGTTTTTTCCGGACCCGATGCGATAACGATAAAACAACATCTAATCGATCCAACAGCGGATACATTGGAAGCTACTGCTATATCCGATGATGACATAACGCATCTACAAATCCGGGGAACGCTGGGCGAAATGAACACGCTTGACGATATTAGCGCACTTGGCGGAGCGAGCGCCTTGATTGTTCCGCTTCAACAGATATATAGAAACATGTTGGGGAACTTCCGTAAACAAATAAGCTTTTCCGTGCGTTCAAGCATAGCAAACAATCTACAGATGTTCAGCAAGATAAGTATTCACGGAAAAGTATATTTTGTAACGTCAATTGGGCATCCAAATGATAACGGAACAACAGAAATAATTGCAATAGGAGAAAGATAGATGAGAATGATTTGGGGCTTTGGCGGCGCTAAATTTTCGCAGCCGGATAACGAGCTATATACAAAAACATTCCCAAACGCAATCGGCACAATGTGGGTAGAAGAGGAGTCATCGTCATGGATTACGCGCAGCTGGAAAAGCGTCAAGGTCGTTCATGGCTATCGCGTATATATGCGCATCCGGTTATTCAATGTCGATTTAGGCATGAATAATGCGCGCCAAATTACCGGGCTGTTCAATATTCTATCAAACTGCCACGAAAGCGGGATTATGGTATATCCGCGATATAGCAAAGCGACGGGATCAACCGAAGGATATCTTTGCCATTTAAGCGGAAGCGTCTCTCCGCAGGATATTGCCAATGTTCCGGTCGGGCAATGGATTGATCTCGAATTTAAGAGCATTAATCTGGTGAGCCGCATACCAACCGCAAGCGATTATCCGGACTACTATAACTTGATAACCACCAATGGTGACAACATAACTACAACAAACGGTAACAATATTACAGTGAGGAAACACTAATGATAGACATAACAATTCAAGATCTTGATCTAATTACATCGCCATCGCTTTTGGCGAATGGTGATATTTTCCACTTTCAAGATGTATCGGATGCATACACCGACAAGGTAGCAGCTTTATCGGCAATAGCAGAATTTATTTTGCGGGAGAAAAGCATTCCCTCCGTGGGAAGTGAAATTGTGACCGATTCGGCAACACAAACCTTGACAAACAAAAAGCTTACATCGCCTAAGATCAATAGTGACACTACGATCACCGCTAATGGCGCAGACATCAACAAGCTCTCCGGCATGACATCAACCACAGCCGAGCTTAATAAGCTACATGGCGTGATCGCAAGCACGGCAGAAATCAACTACCTAACTGGCGTCACAAGCAGCATTCAAACGCAAATAAACAATATCGCAAACCAATCTCAAGATGTCACAAGCAGAATATATCATTATTCACCCGGAGTTATTTCTGGAGTAACATCGCAAATCATTAACGAAGCGACACTAAGGGCAGAATACGGAATTAACTCAAGTTATAGGGTTGATCCTGATTCAATAAGTGTAAGCGTGTATAAGCTTGAAACCGAACGCTGGTATTTGCTCCCGCCTGCATCAGCTACCGAAGGTATTATATTTTTCAACACCACCACAGCAGGACCAGCCAGTCAAACCGTATTAAACAGCATAAACGTAGCGCTCTCAAGCTCAGAGTCTTATCGGATTGTAGTTAACTATAAAGTTTTAGCATTAGCAGGAGTATAACATGAAACATTTACAAATCGACCCTAATGGAAATCCTATGCCGGTATTTTTCCCCGGCACAAAAACCGCAAACGCAACAATCAAAGTAGATGGCACAAGTTCAAGCGCCGCAACCACAAATGCAATTCATGCAACCGAAAATACGGTCGTTCGGCTTTTAGCAGATGCTGATTGCCATATCGCCATTGATACGGCTCCCATTGCCACGGTGGGCGACATCCCGTTGACCGCAGGATTGCCTGAGTTTTTCGTAATCAGTGCCGGAGCTAAAATCGCGGTTCTTGGCGCAAACCTTTATATCACCGCACATACAGGAGCATAACCATGTTTGACGCAATACTTTCCAACATCGACAAAATGCAGGCTATAGTCGTAGCCTTATCTGCGCTTATCGGCGCAATCGTGACATTGGTGATCACGTGCATCCGTGAATACAAGCGCATCCGCAAAGAGATAGCCGCAGAAGAATTCAAGGAAATCGCCGCACCATTCTGCAAGATTGCCGAAACTGAACCTATGAAGGTGCTGGAGACTTTGATTAATCCGCCCGTAGACAGTTTGCCTTCCATCGCCAATAGCAATGAGGGCAAGGCGTTAATCGTAGGGCAGGCAGCTATCGAGAAGGCGCAGAAAGAGAATCCGCGCTTACTGAAGAAACTCGGCATCAATAGCGCAGCCGATGCCGTTCCTCTGGTATCGAGCTCGTATAAGCTCATCAAACCACTGGTGAAGAAATGAGCGGTCTCGGCTTAGGTCTCGGTCTCGGTCTCGGCGCGCATCGGAAGGGCGGTCTGCTTCCTGAGACGAAGGCGGTAATTGATGCTGCTATGTCCGCAGGTGGTGAAATCCGCTATCAAAATCAACTCAATACGTTTATCGGTGCGCTTAAAGCTGCGTCAATATGGGATAAGTTTGATAGGTTGTATCTCGCTAATTATGAGTCCATCGGTTCTCGTTTGAATCTGATAAATCCCGCTATCTCAGCAATTAATATCAACACGGTATTGTTCACGGATAAGCGTGGCTGGAGCGTGACAGACGGGTATTGCGCTTTAGACTTGAACGTCAACCTAACACCTGGACTATCAAACTCAGCAACAAAATACGTGAACGGTTCAGGCTCACTCATGATATATCTGCTTGACAGCCTTGACATGAATACGAACACCTTTGCGGCAATAATCGGCTCGCATAATGGATTTAACGCACAGCAAAACTATATATACAAATCATCTTCAAGTGTCAACGTTATGTTATTCGCACAGTATCAGAGCGCAAGCGCTCTTGCTGACAGACCAACGGCAACCATAGGAGCGCCCGTAAAGGGATTGCTTGCCACATCCAGAAGCACGGATGCTTTACACTATCTCAGAGCCAACAAGACAATCTATGATGGCAACAACAACAGCTATGCGAATAACCTCTATCTTGATGGCAATGTGTATTCACTGAACTTAAACAACAACGGAACGAGTAGCGTATTCCCTTTGCTAAATATTGCAACTCCTTTCCACGCAGTGGGCGGGCACATGACAAACGCAGAAATGACTACCCTTGAAACCATTATAGAGAATTACCTGACAAGCATTGGAGTGGTATTATGATAGCGATAAAATTAACAAAAGCGAAAGCTGACAGTGTGCGTGGCAATTATCCGCATAACCATAGGCTTGAACCCATCAAGATAGGCAGTTATTACTATCTACCTGCATCTGTGCTTGAGATTACCGCTTATGATGGGACGCTGGACATACTGAACGATTGCCCAATAGTACACATAGAGCCAGAGGTGGAAGATGAAATTAACTAATACTCACAAGCATTTCGTGCTAATGCTTTTGCTTGGCATACTCGCATGGGCGTTTGCATTTATCGGCAAAGCGCAGGGATTGGGATACTTCCCGAATATCGCTGCATTTATGATTACGGTATATGTGGAGTATCGGCAATGGTCACGAAGCGGAAAGCCGTTTATGGTGCTACTAAAACAGCGTGGGCTGGATAGCTTTGTTGATATCTTGGCGGGCAATGCTGGATTCTTTATCGGATACAACGTGCTGTTGAGACTGTTTGCTGGAGGATGGGCAATATAATGGCAAAACTAAGCAAGAACTTTGACAGCTCAGAGTTTGCGTGTAAATGCGGATGTGGATACGATACGCCAAATCCAGAGCTTATCCGAATGCTACAGGTAGCACGTGACCTATACGGCAAGCCAATACGCATCACAAGCGGATGCCGATGCATAAAGCACAATCGCAATGTGGGCGGAGCTTCAAACTCCGCTCATTTATCGGGCAAGGCTGTTGACATCGCCACCCCCACCGGTGAATCTCGCTATCTGATAATCGAGTCACTCATGGCAGCTGGATTCAAGCGCATAGGGATAAACTTCAAACAACGATTCGTTCACGCAGACATAGACGATTCAAAGCCACACCCCACGATCTTTAGCTACTAAAACAGCCATTTATTAAGGAGTTTAACATGATTACCAATCTCAAAAAACACGCCCTCGTAGGCTTTGCCGTCGGGTTTATTTCAGCCATCCTGGTGAATTTCCTTCCCTGGATGGACAAGGTTCCAGGGCGTCCGGCCAACCCGCAGGTAAACAAGACCTGGATTATTGGGACAGTAGCCTGGATTGGCATTATCCTGGCGTGGGAACTGCTGCAGCTCCTAACCAGTAAAAAGAAGAACCAGTACATCAGCAACAAGTGGTTGGACAGCCTGGCTGACATCGTGGTGGGCTGGGTGGCGTTCATGCTTCCCTGGTCAGTATTGGTGTTGGGCAGTTATGGCGGAAACCTCCTGAGACCGTAACAGATGTCAAAATTCACGCAGCGCCAACACAAGGCCCTGGCTGAAATAGCAGCCAGAACAGCGCACCTGCGCCCGTTCGCCGATTGCAGCCCGCAGGTGCGCGCCGAGCGTATTGAGCGCGCTACAGGTGACGGGTGGGGGGCGTTCTCATATTTTTGTGAAAGGAAGAAACGATGGACATTAACAGTATCGACACATTGAGGATAGATGGCATAGACTATGCTGTGTCCATAATCGAGCCAAACGAACTTGGGGCCGCTATCGATGGCGAAATAAACTATGGACAGCAAAAGATTATCATAAAAAACATGAAACCGTCTGCGTGGCTGCAAACGATATGGCACGAGATAATCCACCACATCGACACATATCGCCTGCGCAATACGTTATCTGAAAGCGATATTGACACCATAGCTACCTCAATCAATGCGATCCTGCTTGATAACCCCGACCTCACTATGGAAATTTGGCAGGTAGCAACATCAGGCAATTTCACAATAGAGGACGATGCGGATGCAGACGAAACTGATTGAAATTCAGGCAGAAACTGCAACTGTTTATTTTCTTGGCGATATTCATGAAGGTGCCGCCAATCACCAAGCTAAGGCTCTCGCGAAAGCGATTGACATTATCGCCAACGATTCTAATGCATACTGGATTGGCATGGGCGACTATATAGACGCCATCAATCACCATGACCCCCGCTTCAATCCGCTGGAAATCGCACAAGAATACAATATCAAAGACCTTGCCGATTTGCCAAAACGCCAGTGCCAAAAGCTGGCGGATAAACTGAAACCAATAGCTCATCAATGCCTTGGGCTTGTCTCCGGGAATCACGAGGATTCGCTTCGCAGGAATAGCATATTTGATCCGACCGGATATCTTGCTGAGCTGCTAAAAACAGAATCGCTTGGCGGAAAAGGCTGGGTTATTTTGCGATTTTTGCGAGCCAAAGGACATGGCAACAATGCGGCAGAAACATATCGCATCTGTGTAGCACATGGCACAGGCGGCGGAGGGATGCGGGAAGGATACCCGATTAACAAAGCATACGATGTGTTCCGCTGGGATGTAGCTGACGCGTGCGTGATGGGACACATCCACAAAATGCAGACGGATAAAGCAGAATTCATGTCATGCGACTACAACACAATCCGCATAAAAAGAGCATGGTATGGTACAAACGGCTGTTTCCTATCGAAATCGGAAATCGGAACAGACGGATACTTCGAGCAGAAACCCGGTAAGCCTTCTGATATCGGGATGCTGAAATACACAATCAAAACCAAAATACGAGACAAATCAACCGCTATAACTTCGCTGGAAAAAATATACATCTAAGGACTGACAAATGGGAATCACAATTGGGAACGTAATCACATTGGGACTCGCAGTGGTTTCATTCATTTTCGGATACGCTACGCTCCATCAGAGAGTGAAGCAATTGGAATCTAAAATCAATGAAATTGACACGTTGCGACAGGACATCCGCAACATTAGCGACACACTACAAAACCTGATGGGGAAATTGGATATTTTCATCAAAATACAATGTGATAAAGAATAATGCCCATCGTCTCCTTCCTTATCGCTCTGCAATACGGGCGGTTTCTTTGCGCAATAAAAAAGCCCCAGCGAAATAAACAACCGAGGCTTTGGAGATACCGAACCAGTTTTCATGTTCGCATGTTATTTGTCAACTCTTTTGTTTCCCATACGCGCATAATGATTGCGTCACAATATCCGTATCGCTTCCACGCATGGATGGCCACAATTTGGCTATCATCGTTCCAAATCACGCCGTTAAGCGCATCGAATACGCCCTTGCACAGATTATCTATGTCTGGTCGTGATTGCTTGTATACGCTTCTTTCTCGCAGTTCTGCGATGCGCTTCTTCCCCCACGATTTTGGGTGCCCCCAAACGAACTCTACTGACACAAACAGCATCCCTGATTGATTCCGCTGGCTCGGATCTGTTTGCGCCAATGCCATTGCTGTGATCGCTTTTTGGTAGTCGGTTACGGCTTTGCTCTGGTAGCTGTGCTTACCCATGCGAAAGCTTTGCTTAGCCTTCGGCGTGATGTTGAAATATAGGCTGATCATTTTCCGCTCCATAGAAAGAGCAGTAAAAATATGATGCCTATGCCGGCAGCGATGTTCAGGTGTGGAATGTTCACCCGAAAAACATACGCAATCACCAGCGGAGTTTCTGCAAGTATCGCTATCAGAAGGCTTATATTTGCTATTTTGTGTTTCAATTTCTTGCTCATGATTTTCTCCTTTGGGTTGTCCCAGATTTATGTTCCATCCTCATCGCCATCTTATTCATCAAAGCGATTCAGAGCTCGTTTATAAAGTGATAGCAGATACTTCTCGTATTGCTCATTACCCACAACACAGTTATGTAGCCTTTCGTCTTTCATGGCTTTCATAAATGCTTTACGATCTTTCTTTTCGATAGCTTCGTCCATTGCAAGAAAAAGCTGGGTGGCAATTGATTCTGACTTAATACTCATGGTATCCTCCTTTTAGTTTTAGTTGAATCTTCCCATTGTGAGGAAGTTTTTTCTGCTTGAGCCGTTTTATCGTAATCAGGCTCAGGCATGTCTTGCCCAAAGGTCTTTAACCACTCATCATATCCCATTGTTTGTAGGATTGGTTGTTTGCAAACTGGCTCTGGGACAAAACAAGACGTTGTTCCGCCTGCATACATATCATTCTTGTAAGTCCTTGTTTCATAAATCCAACCACCGGGGACACGAATCACAACCCTGAAGCAATGTGGCACCTTGTGATCCAACACACGCTCGTCGTGTATTTCCATCTCCAATAATTCTTTAATTGTCATCCTTTTCTCCTTTCTCTTCCTCCTCCTGCTTTTGCTCTTTTTCTTTCGCCACATCTTCTGCAACTTTATCCGCAAAAAGCGCATCCGTAATATCCTGGAAGTGCTTGCCAATCCCATTGCGCTCGTATCCATTCGTTCCAGCGAGCCATGCGTAGAATTGCCGATCACTTATGTTATGGATCCGGCAAAATCCGGTGATCGAATATCCGCGATCCTGTATCGCCTTCTTTATTTTCATTCCTTGCTCTTTTGTTATTCTCATTGTTATCTGTCTCCCCGTTGTTTTATCTCGTTTTTGCTGTTTGACTCAA